TGATGATCTCGCAGGAACAGCCGTAACGATCACTTCCTCCACCGGCGCGGATGGAGTCTTCGACGTAACGTGGAAGACGACTGACTATCAGCTAGAGCCGCTCAATGGAGTAAGCAACGGGCAGAGCGTGCCATATACGCGAATCAGGGCCATTGAAGACTACTTATGGCCTGCAGCGGGTGGAGAGGCTACCGTGAGAGTTACGGGCGTATACGGCTTCCCTGCTGTTCCTATCGTTGTAACGCAGGCGGCCGTTCTGCAAGGCTCAAGAATTTTCACCAGACTCCAGAGCCCGCTCGGGGTGGCAGGCTTCAATGAGCTTGGAGTTGTCCGAGTTACGAGAGCGCTAGATCCTGACGTAGCGCAACTAGTGGAGCCTTACCGTCGGATGGTCGGTATCGCATGACGGTCACCATCGGAACGCTAAGAACGGGGATCGCTACCAACCTCGCAACGATCAGCGGCCTGCGGACATCGGCGACTGTCCCCGATGCGCCGACTCCTCCGCAGGCTGTCGTCATTCCTTCCACCATCACATATGACCGGGCGTTTCATCGTGGGCTAGATCAATATGAATTCGTTGTAACGGTGATCGTTGGACGCGCCTCTGATCGAAACGCTCAGGCCTCTATAGATGCCTACTGCAATCCGACCGGAGCATCATCCATTAAGACTGCAATTGAGTCTGACCGGACGCTAGGCGGCATCGCTCAATCCCTGCACGTTACGGAAATGCTTTCGTACGCTTCAACGTCCATAGGGGATACGATTTATCTCACTGCGGACTTTTCAGTAACCGTCTACGCATAAAGGAGTAAGGAACAATGCCAAAATTCGTTGCGATTGATTATAAGGTAACCATTAACGGGACGGATTTTTCTAGTTCCATTAACTCCGTTGATCTGTCGATTGAATCAGCAGAAGTAGAGACAACGGCTTTCGGCTCTACTTTCACCACGCGCGTTGGCGGGTTGAAAAGCGCAAGCATCACGCTGGACTTTCATCAGGATTTTGGCTCGGCGTCCGTTGATAGCGTTTTATTTCCGCTCCTGAACAGCCTTGCTACTGTCGTGATCGTTCCTACGTCTGGCACGGTGTCGGCAACGAACCCGAGCTATACGGCTGTCTGTCTTGTCAATCAGTATCAGCCGTTCGCTAGCGCTGTTGGAGATCTTGCAACGCTCTCGGTTACCTGGCCGACATCTGGCACTGTCGTTCGTGCAACGGCTTAAGGAAGGTTCCTGCGATGATTAACAGAATTCCGCTAGAAGTCACATATACAGATTCGCGAGTAGATCACGTTCTCTGTACCGGCGCGGACACTATTGCGTTTGAGCGTGCCTACGATCTGCCTACGAACAAAATAGGCGAGCGTCTGGAATATATGTGGTTTCTTGCTTGGGCTTGCTTGAATCGAACGAAGCGCGTCAATCTTCCTTTTGAAGATTGGATGGCTACGGTCGATCAGGTGGCAGATGATGAAAGCGCAGGGCCGACAGAGATCCTCCCTTTGGAGAGTCAAGCAGTCATTTCATCGTCTGCCACCTTGCCTATGAGTACGGACTCGCTCCCTCTGTAATTTTGGAGGAGTCAGACCGGATGCAAATCACGATGCTTCGTTACCTGCGGTGGAGACATACAGAGCAAGCGTCAGCGCAGAGGAAGCGATAGCAATGGTGATGAAGGCTCAGGTTACGGGCGAGCAGCGCACTATCAAGTTGCTTGAGCGCTTCGACCGCGAGGCATATAAGGAAATCGCTAAGGGCTTCCGTAAGGCTGGCGAGAAGGTTCGGGATGAGGCGCGCTTTCAGACTCCTTCCGGTAACGCTCTGAGCAATTGGGGCAAGTGGAATGCGGTTGATCGCGGCAGGGATCTTAAGTTCGTTGGAAGTGCTGTCAGATCTAAGATCAGAGTTGATCTACAGCAGGATCAGCGCAAGTGGGGCAAGAATCTCTACATGGTGAAAATTGTAACGATGGACTGGGGCGGTGGTGTCTTCGCTCTGGCTGGAACGAATGAGGTTAAAAAGAAGTCAAGGAACCCGAACCCTAAGGGCCGTACCTTCGGCGCGAATCTACAGAAGAAATACGAACGCGAGGCGGGGACGGCGCGAGGACCGCGAGGCCTGCTCTATGCGGTGATGACGAAGGGGCCGGACGCGCGCAAGGATCTAGAGCGCGTCATGGACCAAGCAACCGCCTACGCTGAGCGTCTCATCAATAGGGGGGCATGATGGCTCGCGGTGCTATCTCCGTTCAGATCACCGGCGATTACAACAATGCGGACGTTAAGCGCGCGATAAACGATCTTCAGCTACTGCATCGGCAGAGCGGGACTACCTCAGGCGCTATGGGTCAGCTTGGCGTTGCTGGTGTCGCTATGGGTGCTGCTGTCGGCGGCGCTGCGTTGATGGCTGTTCAGGCTGGCGCAAGGATGGCTATTCAGTTCGGCAAGGATTCCTTGCAAGCGTTCATAGATGATGATCTAGCGGCGCAGAAACTCTCGCGCACGCTGGAGAATCTCGGGCTCGCGCATGAGCAGGCCGGGGTAGAAAGATTCGTGCAGCAGCTCCAGAATTCTTCTGCTGTCGCTGATGACGTTCTCAGGCCGTCAATGGATCGACTCCTGAGGGCAACGAATAACGTTACTCAGGCGCAATCACTGCTCACGTTGGCCTTGGACATTGCCGCAACCCGTTCTGTCAGCGTAGAAGCCGTAACGGCGGCTTTGACGAAAGCCACGAACGGCAGTTATACCTCTCTGGCGAAACTCTCTGACGGATACTCAGGCGCTGAACTTAAGGCGATGGGATTCAGAGGAACGATTGCGACTCTTACCGCAGACTTCAAAGGCGGGGCAGCAACAGCGGCAGATTCTTATCAGGGTTCTATAGAGAAGATCTCACTAGCATTCGGTGATTTGCAGGAATCCCTAGGCAAGGGATTCTTTACCGGTGTTGAAAGATCTATGGGCAGCACTACCGGCGGCGCTGACAAATTGCAGGAAGCCATCCTGAGTCTTCAGGGAGGCTTTGAGACGCTCGGCGAGAGTATCGGCGGGGCAGTCCAATACGTTCCGCGCTTCGTCTCCGGGCTGAAAGTCATTTACGACACTATGTCTGTGATCTGGAACGCGACGAATCTAGTTATTAAAAGCCTTTACGCGCTGTCGCAGATTTACGGCGGGGATGTTTCAGGCGCTCTAAAAACCTTGCAGGACAACGCAAGCAATCTCGCTGGAGCGTTCACTGCCTGGCGGCTTGCCATCGGCGCGACTGTCACCGGGGTTGAGGCTGGGATAGGTCCGATGGTTGGCCTTGGGAAGGCAGTCACTGGCATTCAGGGAGCATTCAGCAAATTCGGCGAATCAGTAGGGGGTTCCACTACTGAAGTCAATGGCGTAGTTGCAGCATTCTCTAAGGCTCAGGCTCCTATAGATAATTTCGCCGGATCGACGAGCAAGGCTACAGAGGAATCTAAGAAGCTCGCTGCTGCTCAGAAACTTATTGCCGACGCAATTAGTTCGGCGCAGACTGTCGTGAATACTGCTATTGAAGATTTCAACAAATATAAGACGAAGATCGCTGAAGGAGTGTTCGCCGGATTCGACTTTTCTGCCGCGCTAGATGTGGTGAAGGAGAAGGGAACGAATCTCATTGATGTTCTGGTAGCGCAGGCTGAGCGCGCGTCAGAGTTCGGGCGCAAGATGAGTCAGCTTCTCGCAGCCGGTTTGAATCGGACTAGTTATGAGCAAGTCATTGCCTTAGGCGCAGATCGTGGAGTAGATGTCGCTGATGCGTTTATTAAGGGAAACATCAGCGAGAATATTAAGCGCGTCAATGATGCTGCTAGCGGGGCTATAGCGGTCGCTGACGGTGTGGGCGCTCAGTCTGCTACCGCATTCATGCAGGCTGGAATAGACATGGCCGTAGCCCTTGTGAAGGGTCTTCTGGCGGCTCTCGGTGCGAAGGGCAAGGGCAGGCGCGCGCTGGAGGCGATGATGGATGAACTCGCTTCAGCGATGAGCAGGAATGCGAATATCTCCATGACTGTTACGGGGCCGGGCGGCGCTACTGCTACTAGCGAGGCTCCTGCTCCCGGGCCTTCTGCGATCAATGATTTCTTGGCCGGTGGAGTCGTCGGTTCTGATTACACATTCCCTGGCTTCAGCCTCTCAGGCTTCGCTAACGGCGGTCCGGTGATGGGCGGTAGGCCTATCGTCGTCGGCGAGAAGGGGCCAGAACTTTTCGTGCCGGGCAGTAATGGTGGCATCGTTCCCAATCATGCGATGGGCGGCAATTCCTACGCAATAACCGTTCAGGCCGGAGTCGGAGATCCTCGCGCCATCG